TGCTGCTTACATGAAACAGCATAAGTCTTACCATCAGTTGTTTTAAAGATAATATCTGCTGCAGAATTATCTTTATCGGGATTGGAAAACACAGATACTATATCCCTCAAGTTAAAGGGACTAAAAGCACTCACTCCCGTAGAGTTATTTTTAAACAACACATTAACACCTTGTCCAACGGGTGAATTTTCATTCGTACCCATCTCTTTCATGAAGGCTCTAACTTCTCTTACTATATTGATTTCCTGTGCAGATGCATTTCTAGCTGCCATTTGATAATAAAAAAGTCTCTCTATTTATTTAGAGAGACTTCACAATTATGCACTCACTTCTTGGGCAATAAGTACATCTTCTTTATCCTTCAATGCATCTTCTGTGAGAGCATCATCAATTTTGTTAATTGCACTTCTAATGTAATCAACTCGTTTTGGGGCATGAGCAAAACTATACATCTTTTGCTCTCGTAGCAACAGTTCCATTATTGCTGCTGCTTCATGTACTTCTAGTTCAATGTTCACAGGTCTCCCTCCTCACGATTTTCGGAATAGTAGATATCAAACGCACCACCAGGATAACGTTTTTCGAGTTTCTTTACATTACGTGCAATAACATCTTCAAAAGAAACTTCAAGTGCCATACATGCCTGAGCAACATACCACATCAGGTCACCAAGTTCGATAATCATATGCTCTTTGTTGTCAGCATTGAATGGTTTGCCTTGGAAAATCATCTTCTTGATAATTTCAAGGAACTCACCACCTTCGGCATTGATGCCAACACCAGCAGTCAATAGACGTTCAATATTTGCACCTTTCTCATCGAGTTCAACCATACGGTCAGCAAGAGAGACAAAATCTCTAGATGCATCAGATGTCACTCCATCGACAAACTTTTCGTAACGAGAAAAATCAATGGTTTTCGATTCGGTCATAATTCTAAGTTAAGAGGTTCTAGTTCAGAGTTTGGAAGTTGTTTTTGTTGGGTGGCTAGTTTTTGTCCACCGATTTCAATATATTCGAGTTGGTCTTCAGAAGTACTATACCCATCAGCCATGACAATTTCATTTGTGGGAAGTGCTTTGGGTACTTCTACATCAATTACTTGACCCATCAGGTTGTTTCCACTCTTGACGTAAGTTAGTTCGTCGGGTCTTCTAGACACAATATTCATTGCATCACTTTCCCATCCGCAGTCACAATATTTTTTACCAGTATTCTTCCAAATTACAGAATACCATTCTTGCGGAACATACTTATTCAAAACTTGAAACCCCCGAATTTGTCTTTCATTGACTTCTCTTCAGGATCATACTCTTCTTCTTGTCCAGAGTCAAGTATATCTTTTTGAGCACTTTGCTCAACATCGTAGAGTCGCATCTTTGCTCTGTCAATACCAACAACAAATCTCTTATTCATTGTTGGGTCATTGTAACGATTCTTGAGTTGCTTCACCATAATCTGTCCAAGTGATTCAAGTTCCTCAGTGCTAATAAGGGCAAACATAAGATCAGCAGTAGCAGGGAGACCAAAGGACTCACTAGTGTCAGTAAGGTCAACGTCAGAGCTACTATAACCAGAGCGAGTGGTCTGCGTGGCAGAAACGATAGGGACGTTTGCTTCAACAGCCAACCCTCGAAGCTCCTCTGCAATAGCCTTAATATAGCTATATGAATTGACAGAAAGGTTTGACTTATACCTGCTGGAAGCACATATATTAAGGTAATCAATGAAAATAATGTCAGGTCTAAATTGCTTCTTAAGTGCAAGTTCGTTAAGAAGTGACCTAAAGTGTCCAGCATGTGCGGAAGCCGTAGGATATTCTTTAATGATAAGAGTACCTTGACTCTTTTTCATAACATTATTTACTTTACTTTCAAACATTATTTTAGGTAATGTTTGAATATCCTGAATTTTTACATTCAAAAGATTTGAGTCAATACGTTCCGCAATTCTTTCCTCGGCCATCTCCAAGGTGATGTAAAGAACGTTTTTACCTTGTAGTAAAACAGAAGCGGCAAAATGACACATAAACAAAGACTTACCAACACCAGTACCTGCCAAAGCAACGTTGAGAGTTTTGTTAGGTAGTCCACCCTTGGTGACTTTGTTGAAATATTCCAAGTCGAATGAAACACGGTCCTCACGTTTGTGGTAGAAATCGTATCTTGCTGCAGTGTCTTGGAAGTAATCATGTCCGACGTTGTTGTCAAAAGAGACTGCAAGTGCGTCAGAGAGGATGCTAGGTATAGCATCACGATTCTTTTTTTCATCATCACCATCCGCAATTTTAATAGACTCCATGAGTGCAAGATAAATTGCACGGTCTCTACACCACTTCTCAGTAGTGTCTTCTAACCATTTCTGGTCAACAACAGTGTCATCCAGTGATTTTACATAATCGCAAATAATGCGATAGGTCTCTTCTGTAATATCACTACGGTTTTCTGCTTCGATTAAAAGAACCTCTTTGGTTGCTAGTTTTTCATATGCAGAAATAAACTTGGAGATTTCGTCGAATACTACTTTCTCATGGAGATTTTCAAAGTATTCATTCTTAATGAAAGGCAGGACCTTTCGGCAATAATCATTATTAAAAAGTAAGTTCCTAAGAATAGTAGTTTCGACCTGTTCCATTAGCCTCCGTATGAGAATTCTTTTTCTGCTGCTTTGTCCAGTTCAATCATCACTTCAGGAGTGAAATACTTCTCTGGATTTTCCATGATGGTTTTACCATACTGAGTTGTACCATCTGGACATTGATATCGAGTTCCTTTTTTAGGGAAGATATCATACTTTTCTCCCAACTCAAGGAGACCGTAATACTTATCAAGTCCTCGTTCATCATAGTATAAACGAATCTCGACAGTTTTGTTTTCTTTACTCAAACGTGACTTCTGAGTCTTTGCCTTAATAATGTTACCAACAATCTCTGTTCCATCTTTCTCTTTCTTCTTGCTGAGATAGATGATAGTTGATGCTGCATACTTAAGACCACTGCCACCACCCATTTCCTTTGTAGGAACATAAGCACCCACAACATCATATGTATGGTTAGTGACAACCATGGGAATCTTTGCCTGTCCCAACTTCAAGGTTAGCATACGGAATGCACCTTTGACCAGTTGAGATTTTGTCATATCCCTGACCTGCTTCTCATTAAGTGCGTCAGTAATCTCTTTCTCTGTAGAAAGCATACCCAAAGAATCCAAGACGAACATGCATGGTTTGCGTTCTGCCTCAGGAGTCTTCAAGTAAATATCAACTGCTCTAAGTGCTTTACTTCGGAACTCTTCGATAGTTACAACATTGACAACGACAGTCCTGTTTAGGTCAACACCCCGACTTGATAGAAGAGTTTTGTTGACAGCAGCTTCGGTATCAAAATAAAGGCAATACCCATCAGGATTATTATCAAGGAAGTTCTTAACCACTGCGAGGGAGAAAAAAGTCTTTCCAGTACTAGACTCCCCAGCAATGGCAGTAATCTTATTCCCAGATACACCACCAAATAGACTCCCCGAAACAAGTCCGTTAAAAATGTAAGAACCCGTGTCAACATAAGTCTCCGTATCATCAATACTTGATGCTAATTGTGTGTACTCTCCACCAATCTCTTTTACAATATCTTTTAAAAAATCCATTACAGTACAAAACCAAATTGTTCACGGGCAATTTTCTTGTAAGGACCACCAGGATTGGCATCACGAATCTCTTTGATGGTCTTTAGTTTTTGATACAATGATGTGTCTCCACCCAATCGGAGAGCACCAACAATAGTAGCAAGTTCTTTATCGTTAATCGGAAGTTCCATTTAAGCAAAAAATGATTCTAAGGTTACTGTTCTTTCAACTTTCCATCCAATAGAGTCTAGGATGACTTTCATCGGGTCAAGGAATGCCTTGTTGAATTGTAGTTCATAGTCTATGTATTTGTCCAACCCCAATTCCTTGGGGAAGTCCTGAATATAAGATATGACATTCTCTCTAATTGGATTAGGAAGTTTCAAATAACAAAATTTGATTTTTTCTCCATTTTGAATAAGGGCATATTTTTTGTCTAACTTTTTCTCTTTGATGAAATGATTATACAAAAGTGCACCTCTCACATGGATTGGAGTTCCCTTACCATAAATTGTTGCATGTGCTTTATGCTTCATAACATCAGAAGCAGTTCTAGGGAAAGAGATTTCTTCTGGTCCTAGATTATTGAACTCATTGCGTGACTTTTCAATATAGTCAATAAGTTCATCTTCTGTTTTATTCATCACAATCTTAAGTGCATCCTTAATCATGGTTCGACAAGGTGCAGGGGTTGATGATTTGACTGCCTCAATACCCATGATTTTCAGTTTGGGTTCAGTGTATGCAACACCTTCACTGTTCCAAACATTCAGGATATATCTTTTCTTAGCAGTCCAGATTCCACGGTCAGCAATGTTCTCCCGTTTCATCTGCATCTTCTGGTCATACGCATTCACGTACTCTGCCAGTTTTTGGTAAGAACTTTCAATATAAGGCTCAAATTCCACTTGACACACTTTATCAAGGAAATCGACAATTTTTTGATTAGGCGTCTCTCTTCCTTTGAATACAGCTTGCACCAAAGGACCCAGATTAAGATAAATGGAATCAGTATCTGAAGCAATAACATAGTCTTCACCTTCAGTTTTCAATACATTATTAAGGTACTTGTTCATCTTATTTTCAATCCATCTGATGGATACTTGACCAGACAGAGTGATTGCTTCCGCATTTGCTAGTTTGTAATACCTGAAGTATTGATTACCAATAGCACCATAAGCAGAGTTAAGAGAAATCTTCTTCGCCATTTGAATGTTGTTACATCTGGCGATTTCCTTTTCAAGTGCTTTAGTAGGAGTCTTCTCGTACTCCTGCTTTGCGGCAAGCATTTTCTTTTTAAAGATGACTCTATCCCCATACATCTTCTCCATCAATTCAGGCAAGAACCCACGGACATCCTTACGATACATTGCACCATTGGCACAAACCGCAGAATCCTTATACATTTCAAAAGTCAGTTTTTCTTCAAGTATCTTATCAACCGTAACTGATGGATGTCTTGCCTCCAATAGTGTCTCTGGCGAGATATTGTACTGCATAATAAGGTGAGGGTAGAGACTATTGAGGTCAAAAGAAACAACCCAATCATACTTTCCAGGAATCGGTTCCTTGACGTATGCTCCTGCGTACTTTTCATTTTTCTCACTTCTATCCTTAGGAGGAATAACAACATTCCTTTTCTTCAGATAATTGTAGATGATTGCATCCCACGTTCTTACCTGGAAGAAAACATCATTATAGTTAATCTTCGCATCGTATGCCATGGTCATACAAAGTTCAATTAGTTTCATCTTGTCTTCCAATCGGTCAACAAGTTCAACGTCCTTGATATTGTAGTCAACAAACTTCTGCCAATCATTCGTATAGAAGTCTTTAAAAGTGTCAAACTCAGAGTGGTCCAACTTCTTCTGCCCAAGTTCCACAAATGCAATGTGGTCCAATCGATATGACTCCTGTGCCTTATAAGTAAACTTCTTATACAGGTCCAAGTAATCAATCACAGAAACACCAGCAATTTCATATGAAATTTGCTCTCTTCCCTGGACTACAAACTCTCTCTTCCTGACATTTCTCCATGGAGATAGACGACGAGTTTCTTTCTCCCCAAGAATACGTTCAAATCTTCCACAAATGTACGGCATATCGTACAACTCGCAGTTCCATCCAGTGATTGCATCAGGAGTGTTTTGTTCCCAGAATGCCAAGAACTTTTGTGCTAAATCGTATTCATCAGAACACTTAACATATTGCACATCCTTTCTTGTGTTGTCATAGTCTCTACCATTAGCAAAGCAAATAATTCGTTTTGTTGAATAATTTTGCAAAGTAATAGTCAGGATTTCCTCTGCACAATTAAACACATCGGGGAATCCCTCCTCTGCCATGACCTCAATATCAATCGTCATCAATCGAATCTTGTTGATATCGAACTTAATCTCATCCTCAGGATACTTCTCCGAAATATACTGTGCTTTGAAATTGTCATTTCCATACACAGTGAATCCTTCAACTTGAGAATATTTCTTCAAGAAGTCTCTAGACTCTGCAATGGAACCTGGTTTGATTGGTTCTACACTGATGCCATCAAGTGTTTTATACTGAGTCTCTTTTTTTGATGGAACAAAGAAGGTTGGGAAAAACTCTTCTTCTGTTTGAAAATACCTTCCGTCTTCATAACCACGAACCAAAATTTTATTAAATTTTTCATAGACGTTGGTATAAAATCTCATTTCACAATAGATTGGTATTTTTCAAGCAAACCTGCGGTGGGTTCAGTAAGTGTAAGAATCTTATCTGAACTAATCATAAATGTAGTTTCATCTGTATACTTTTCCATCCATCGAGAAAGAGTTCCATCTTCCCCAACTAAACATGGATTTACAAATCGGCAATCTGGTTCACCTGGAACGGCAGCACCAACTTCCTCAACTTCACTAACCAGAAATGAGTTGTTGGTCAGTAGCACCAACATTACTGCTTGCTCTTCCATTCATTCTCTCCTCATAAGATGTTTTTACTAATTCAACAGGTTCAACAATGGTA